CCATAGAGTCTTTGAACACCAAGTTCAATTTTACTGAGCATCTTAATAGCACTTCCGCCTGTCTGAATTGTATCGAAGCCTGTCCAAGATTGGCTCAGTGTGTCGAACACTGCAATTGCAGGTCCAAGAATGGTGTTTACTGCATATAGTTCATAGTTGTCATATAATAAAGCAGCAGCTAGAGAAGCTGACTGTATGACATTTTCTCCATCAGGTGTTCTGAAAATGGAGGAGAGATTCTTGGAGAATATTGAATTGCGTCCTTCATTCTGTGTCTGAAGGATTGCATTGAATGACCGTATTCCAGTGAGGTCAATGAATCGAGTGTCACCTAAACTATCAATAATGCACCTGTCTGATAGACAAGTTGCATTGAACAGGAAGCGTCTAGCGAAAGTATATTGACCAAACAATGTCGGTGCGCTAGGAGTTTGATTCTTCGTTACAAGGAAATTGTTATTTCCAGCAGCAACAAATAAACCACCAGTAGCCATCTGCCTGAGTGTAGTGATGCCACCAACACCAACACTGTATGCAGTCGTAGAAGCATTTCCGCCCTTGTCTCCGTCTGAGTCAATGTTAACAACGAAGTCTAGTGGACGTCCTTCAACAGAGCGATAGATTGTCAAACCATCTTGAGCAGTGATGAAGAGAATACCATCAGCCCATGCCATACTACTGCCCACAGGAACATACTCTCTATCATCCGTAACAAGATTGCCTGAACCATCATCAGTCCAACCCCACTGTTCATAGGTCTGGAGAACTCTAGAAATTGGCAGGCCGGAAGATTGGTCAATATAGACAAATTGTGGTTGATTGATGTTGTCTTGAACAATAATCCCAGATAATGTTCCCTGTGAAACACCACCCATCACAGTTTCATTAGCCCCGCTAGAAGCATTTCCGGCTGTCACCAATTTACGCAAATACTTTGATGTTGTAATAGGGACAACTGCTGTCCAGAAACGAGGAGCAGTGCTTGACATTTGGAAACCCAGAATACGCTTCCATCCTGTAGCAGTGTAGTGTCTGTAATAACAGTATCCAGCACAGAATAGAATGATGTATTCTCCAAATGTGAGAATTTCTTGCTTCACACCATAAGGTGCAGCAACATCTTGAACTCCTGAAGCAACAGGTTCAATTCGTCCAAATCTTGTCCGAATATTAAGACCTAGACGATATTGATTGGTCTGAAGATTTGTGTCATTGGACAACAAATTCATTCCACCACTGAAATCTTTTTGAGAAAAGCTGCTCATTAGTAAGGTCCAATACGTGGCCAGTAACCAGGACGTTGAGGACGAATAGGTTGAATGAGAGTATCGTGAGGATTAGTCACAATGGAGACGCAATCTTCTGTAGCTGCATTCTCGTCTGACATCTTCCGCCCCATAGTTCTTGTAGCTTTGCCATCATAGAGAGCAGCAAGGTCAGGTTTCTCTTGCAGTTCATAGTAAAGTTGGATGGCTTTATTTACAATTACATTGTCGTAGTTCGGAGCAGGAAATTCATCACTGTCAAGTGACAGATAAGGTAGAGCTTTCTTGTACAGAGTCTCCATCCAATGTGCAGCAGCACCTCCGCCAGGGTTGTTGAGATATGGGAATGTGCTTACATCAATATGCAGGTATTCTGACTTGAGTCTGTTATTGCCTAGAATAGCCAATTCAAGACCATCAACGTCTGTAACAGAAATGTTATAATTGTTAACTCTGTCTTTCTCAAGTAGGTCAATGTCGTTGTAAGCATTTACTGTCTGCTTCTCAAGAGCATCCATTGTGATAGTCTCAAAAGCTCTATCAGCAAAATCTGTAGGTCCGGCAATAGTGATTACAACAGCAGGACTTTCTACAGCAGTAACAGTGAATTTAATGATGGATTGATTACGAACAGAACATGACAGAGGATGTTTATTCTTAATGCGATAATTACGCCACTTATCTGGCCAGTTAATCTGGTTATAGCGTGGACGCATCTGATTGATGTGCCAAGGAGTTTCTACATCCCAAGGACGGACAGCTCTAAGCTGACCAACATAAGTTGGAAATGCAATAGTTTGGTCACCATTGATTTTGAACAGTTGTTCCATGAGAACACCTGTCATGTCAGCTTCATCATAGAGCTCCATTGCCGCTTCGTTGACGAAACGCAACATTGTTGCTCTTTGATTTGGCTGGGCGGGATTCATTCCTACCTTGTTGCCAAATTGCTGTAGAATGTATTTTACTGACATAGGAAACCTTAGCTCAGTGTTCCAAAGAATTCTTCAATGATGAGATAACTTTCAGCTGTAGTGCTGAATAACTGTGTAGCTGAAGCATTGGCATGAATGTAAGCTGTGGCAGCAGAACCTGGACCATAGTTTACAGCAACAGTGAAGGCTGAAGTGCTGCCCGGAGCAAACACATATTCAACATCAAGACTAATAACAGAAGTATTAGTTCCATTACCACCAGCAGTTGCGCTCTTACACGTGCCATCAACATACAATGCAAGACAGAGAGGAACAGCAGCATTGTTTGTTGCACCAAACGTAGCAAACCGAGCACGAACAAGTGAACTAGAATTCAATGGAGTGAATGCTTGAGTCACAACTTGTGTGCCTTCACCACTTGTAGGAATAGTATTGTCAGCCGGGAGAACAGTAGTAGTGTTGACAGTCCCTGTAACTTTCTTGATGACGCGTTGAATGACACCTTGAGATGCCAGTTCAAACTTATTGGTATAGGGACTTGCCACACGAACAATTTTACCCACATCAGCAGCACTAGCTGGATTGGCTAGTTGACTAATCCAGATATCAGCATCTTCCATTGCTGTCCCAGCAGCATTAGTCCGCTTCACAGCAAGAGCAGTTCCGCTGTAGGCTAGCTTGGCATTGGTCACATTGTTGTCTGCAATTTTAGCAGTAGTGACATTGGCATCAGCAATCTTGGCTGTGGTAATTGCACTTGTAGCAACAGATGGGTCAGGATAAGTTCCAGTTAAATCTCCACCTGCCGCACCGCCTGGAGTAAATGAAGTTGGGACACCAGTCAATTTACTGTAGTCAAGAGCAATAATCTTGTTATCAGTAATAGTGTTATCTGCAATCATGTAACCCTGAATAACTCCAGTGCCGAGTGCAGCTAGATTGATACCTACCCACTTGAGATATGTCGCATCAGACGTTACAGTTGGATTCCACAAATATGCTGAAACAGATGTAGCAGACCTACGAAGCCAGACATAACGTTGCCACTTAGTGGTTGTGACAGCGTTAGGGACTGTAGGAACAGCGCCGACATCAGTAGTAACAATGACGAAACCGGTGTCAGAGACAGGACTAGAACCAGCTACAAGTTGATAAAGTTCTTCACCAGTAATGCTGGGATAGGCTGTTGGGTCAAATGGAGGAGTTAAGTCTTGTGATGCACTCATAATTAGTTTGTTGTTGGAACACTATCAGTCGGCCATGTAAATGGTAATGGGAAAGTCCCTGTATTAAGAGACCATTCAAAATCAGTAACAATAGCAGAAGGCGTGGCTACAGTAAAGTCTGTTTGGAATCTGTAGTCATAACTTCCACGAATTGAAGAGAACAGTTGAAGGTCAGTTGCTTGAGAGTATGTTTGAGCTATACTTACATATGGATTAGGTCCACCACCAAATACCACAACCCAATCCAAATCCCATGTTCCAAATGGAAATGTTTGATTTGGTGCAACAAGCATCAAGTATCTCACAGTAGAAAGAGATGCTTTCAATCTCACATCCCACAAATCACCAGCCGAACTTGTTCCTGTGTAGCTTAATTTAGCTAGAGAATTTTCCCAGAGAATATCTGATGTTTTGCTGTATGTTCCGTCTGCATCTGGAGTTCCTGAATTGTTTAGAACAATATCGCCGATAGTATCAGGGCCAGTGCTCCAGATTTCAATGCGGAAGTTTCTCTTTATCAATTGGTTAGTGTAGAGAGGAATATCGACATAGAGAACTTCTCCTACATCAGCCCAAAGTTTGTAGCGATAAACATTGTATTCATCATCTACCCACATAATGCAGGCTAGATAGTTTGGATTTGCTGGAGCAACCAAGCCTTTCAGGGAGAAATTGTTTGTTGCTGTATAGTTAAACACAGCAACAATATCACTGTAACCTCTCCACTCAGCATCAACACTAAA